CCACCATTAGTATCTGCTGTGCTACTAGAACTTACATACAATTGAGCAGCACTAACAGGATAAGAATAGATACCACCTTGTGACCAAATAGTTTCTTCTGTTCCATTAATATCTGGATTATATCCAAACTTATATATTGATTGGTGAAAAGGTATCTGTTCCCTAGAAACTTGTAGTTCCCAAGGTTCATGCTTACCAGTACGTGTCATTGAACTAGGCGTACCCATTTAACCACCTTTCTTCTTCGTCATTATAAGGCCACATTAGTACAACCTATTATGACTGCACTTGATGCGTCCACCTTTTTTTAACATAGCTGCTCCTTTAGCAGCATCTGCCTTATTAGCATCTCTACGAAGTTTATGCTTAGTTGCTCTATTTTTTGGACCCATTCTTTCGTTGTGAAGTTCACGTGCTTTTTTTTCTGCTTGACCTTCTTTAGTCCTACGATATCTTTTAGCATCTAATCCAAATAAATTTGTCATTTTATTTTTCCTTTTTAGTACAATCTATTATGGCTACATTTAATTCGACCACCTTTTTTAAATCCAATTTGTGAAGCTATGCTTTCACCATTATCCTTTTGTTTAGGTGCAGCAGGTCCTAGATATTCTCTAGTACCATTAGCATATATCTTATACACTTTACCTTTTATAGTTTTTAAAGTATATCCTTTTTCTTTAGACATTAAAATTCCCCTGTTTTCATAGCGTCAGAAAGTTTCTTAGCCCTGCCGCCTACTTGTCTTGCCCATCTTGAATCCATCATTTCTAAACCTGCAGCTTCAAAATTTTCTTCATGTACTGCATTCCACATCTTCTTAAATTTACAAAGACGAGGAACGCCCATGTTAAATGCCATATCCATTAGCACTAGCTGACGTACACTATCTAACTCTTCTACACAAGGATGTACACGGCACAGTTCATTTTCTACAATCGCAATATCATTCATTGCTAGATAACGTGCATCAGCTTCTGATATACCGTGTTCATATATAACATCCATGTTTGGTATATCCATATAGTCTAATTCTTCTTTGCTTATTCCACGATCTTTTAGGTTACGACCAATACCAATTGTATCAATACCAAGGGTATCTTGATACACAGTAAGTACCATACCTTCATGCTCTATTAGCTTATCTAAAAAGTGTGAACGGTTGTACTTCATATATCCATAGCCCCTACAATTCCACACTTATAATTTACTGATGCCCAATGACCATCTTGTGGAATCTCTTCGTATATTTCTTTGTAACGTAAGCATTCATTTTCTTTATCAAACCATTGTACTGTTTGATTAAAACACTGACCGTTAGATGCACAAACAGTTAATACTAATGACCAAATAATTACATTCATTTTCTTGTCTCTGAAATATAATGGTTAGACTGATGTGGATGTTTGCCTTCGTGGTTCATCCACACGGCAAAGGCTCCTGTCATTGCGCCAGTTACCACAGATACTAAACCAGCCTGTGCTGCAGTAGGATCTGGTAAGGTCATAAACCATTCTACTACACGCCAACTCATAAGCGTCATTACGAACATCATAAATCTTGGTAATATCTTCCATTCCAACACCGCTGCGGCTGACATACTACATACTCACTGGTTTAAAAATATCCAAACCACGTAAACGTGTACGGCGTTTTCTAGAACTACCCGGCATAGTATATGAACTAGTTGCTGCATCATACTTAGCACCGATTGGGCTAGGTGTTACACCATACAACTGTGCAAGATATGCATCAATTTTTGTTGGGTCATACAAATCAATAGTAGCAGAACCTACACCTTTACTATAGTAATCTGCAGGAGACACAGACACACCAGTTATAGGGTCAGTTGCAGATACTGTTGGAGTAATGCCAAATTTCTTTTCTTCATCACGACCTTTACCATCATCAAAAGGAGACTGTCTAGCATAACCAGTATATACACCCCATAAATCTTCTTCAGTCATCTCTTCTGGTTTTTTACCAAAAATAGATTTTAATATACTTATTAAAGGACTATCTGGTAATAAGCTATCGTGATAAAATCCTTTTACTTTTCCTGTTTTAGGGTCTATATCATAATTATAAACTTCTCTTGCTGTAGGCGTACCAAGTTTATCATATATCGTTTTCATCCAACCGGGCATATTAGCATATTGCTCACGTGTAATACCAGAAACTTTACGGTTTTGCCCTTCCAAACCTAATGCATAACTTGTATCATTATATCCAGAATATCCTTTAGAACGCATGGCTGCAGCATAAGCATCAATTGCAGCTTTATTAGCAGGGTCTTGACCATATTTACCTGTTCTAGTTCCTAATCCTGTAGCTGGGTCATATCCGGGAGATTCTTTACTACCTGCACCTGCAGTATCTGGGTCATCTGTTTCAGCATCAATACCAGTGTCAGCGTCATAACTAAATCCACTGCCATCACCACCTTTACTGCCGCCACCGCCAGATACACTACTTCCTTTATCAGTACCACCGCCTAATTCGCCACGGTCTTCAGGGCCGGAAAAGCCACCTTTATTACCACCACCAGATGTAGCACTTCCTACACCACCCTTACCCATTGCTCCTGTAGGTGGAAATGCAGGAATACCCATAGGGCCAAGGATGCCAGCACCACCTAATGCTTTTAGAGTTTCACCTTCTTTAGGTGTAATCCAAGCAAGCATATGCTTCTGACCTTTGATGTCTAGTTCACGAGGTACGTTCTTTACAATACCTGCTAGTCCTTTTGTGTCTGATTTTTTCTTAGCCATAGGTTGTCCACCTTCCTTTAGTTCTTTACTTCTTTTATCAGCAGCTTCTAGTGCCTCTTCCTTTGTTTTGTGTATACTTGTAACTTTTATTTTTCCTGCTTTTAACATATCAACTATGTCATTCTCACTGTACTCTATTCCATTATGTATACTAGGAACATTAATCCAATTGTCACCTATAGGAATTGTAATAGATAGTTCTGAAACTTCTTTACCTTTTGGTGTAAGATAAACATCTCTACCTGCTGTAGATTTTTTACCAGTTTTCTTCCCTACTTTCAAATCTTCAGGCATATTAATTATCTTCTTCTCTTACGTTACGAATTTTTCTAAGAGGCAGTCCTTCATATTGTCTTGCTATTTGTTCAAGACCATAGATAACATTATCTGGTATGCGCTTATCTCTTAGTAATTTAATAAGCTGTTTATCATTAATACGATCAGGTGTAAAGTAACCTACTGTTCCCTTACGTGAATTACTTGTCAAAGCATTAATATAATTTTGTGCTGGCTTATACATTTTATCAGAAGTTACTGCATCATGCAAACCATCAATACCAAACTTTTTAATTGTTACTGTTCCATCTTTTGGATTACGAACTTGATACTGCATTTCCATAAATACCATGGCCTTGTCTGTAAGCCGTGCCATAGCTTCATACTTTTCGTCCTGAAGCTTTCTATATTCATTATATAAATCTTGAACATCGCTTTCAGTCATCTGCTCTACAGGTATTTCATTTAAGTATTTTTTAAATTTAGCCTGTGTCTCATTAACTTTCTTTGAATCTTCGTACATAGAATAACCTACAGCCTTAGTAATATCTACAGTATTATTACGAACACCAGTCAGATTAAATCCTAGTTGTTCATTTTTACTTACAGGAAATCCTGTTTTTGTACGACCAATAGCTTTTTCAGTACCTAGCTGTTCTTCTAAAAAGTTTTCTGATGCCCTTGCGTCTAAATATCTTTTAATATTTTTAGCACCGCCGGGTATAAAAACTTTTCCTATTTCTGTAGGAAGTCTTTCAGCAAAGCTATCACCTTCTATTGTTCTTCCTTCTGCATCAACACCACGTGAAGCATTAAGAATAGCAGCAGTCAAAAACTTTTCTGATATGTATGGACTAAGACTTTCTTTAGCAATATCTAACATCACATCATCTAGTTCACGTTGAGTTACTTCTCCACCTGCAAGTAGCTTACCTGTGATAGCACGTAATGGACCTTTTAAAGATTGGGCTGAATCAATAAACCCACTGTCTACATACCGTGTCATAATATGACCAGTCTGTGGATCATATTCAAATCCTTTTGTAAATACCTTTTTAGAATTCTTAGCATAGTCAGGTGACATTAAATTAACGCCACGTTCTTCTACTGCTGATACTCCTTGTTTTTCATTATTAGTATTTATTATTGTTTCAAGACCAGCGGCAGTTCCTGCAGCAGCAGACAAACGTTTTAAACCCATAAGCGTCTGTGCTGTGTTACCTGTTGCTTGTCCTTCCATAATATCTTTAATACCATAACGAATAATATGATAATTAGAACGAAGTATTTCTGCAGGAAAAGTAGCATAAGTACCAAGAGGCATCTTACCTATAATACGAACAAGTGGGATAGCAGTTGAGTAAGACAACATAGTATTCCTAACACGTTCTGCAGCTATATCAAATATTTCGTCTTTAGTTTTATTTGGAAATACTTTTGTAAGTTGTTTAATTTCTGCATCAAGTGCCATAAGTTTAGACACGTCATCAGCACCACCGTATACTGCAGACGCACCTTTAACACCTTTGTCAAATGTTTCTTCCACAAACTGAAATGGTGTAGCAAACTTACTGTCTGCTTTTAGTTTATCGCCATATCTATCTACGTTTTTAAGAACAGTTTCAGACACAAGGTTTGAATCAATAACACCACGGTTCTTTGCTTTACGTAAAAATTCTATAGCTGCTGGATCATTATTTTTCTTAGCCCTACGAATTACAGTCGCTACATTCTTTTGTGCGCTTTTTAATATCTGCCTATCAAACGCATGACCATTCATCATAAGTTGTTGAATAGCACCATACACGTTAAGAGCATGAGCAGTATGGTCAAACACAGTTTCCATCGCCTGTGCTGTACCTAAAGTCTTTTGAGTAACTTTACCCAACCAGCTATTACCATAAGGATTATCAAAAAGATCTAAACCATTTTTAAATATCTCATGCATACTTTCAGTAGTTACATAATTATTTAAACCAATCTTTCCTGTCTGACCACCAAAAGATTGTACGTCAGAACCAAGATCTGCCATGCTTTTTCTTATGTCACGATTAGCTGAGTAAACACCTTTCTTTAAGAATGTAGTTTTTTCTTGTGGAAGAAAAGGAAACAATCCCTTGATAGTAACTTCTTTACCAAGGTTTTGTTCTGCATATTTTTTAACATCTTTAAGATATTCTGCTTCGGCAATAAGCTTGTTCTGATTACGAAGTGTTGTTTCAAATTTACGTGTAGGATCTTTTACTTCACCAAGCAAATCAAGAATAGGTTTATCAAGATCTTTTCTTGTTTTAAGAACTTTAATTTTTTGACCAGCAACTGTACCATTCATCATGTCTATGAATGCTTTTAGCTGACCACCTTTTTTACCTTGCTCTACGATGTTAGTTATGACAGCATTTACTTCTTCGTCATTTAGTCCTTTATTGTTCTTACGAATATATCGTTTAGCATTATCTACAATCTTAACAATCTCAGCATTGTGATCAGATAGATCAGGATCTAGTTCATCCTTCAAAGCTTTTTTAATTTCTGTTGACCACTTAGGATTAGTAAATGTTTCATAGCTACGTGTAATATAAGGCACATAGTCTTTGTCCATTTTAATACCAAGCGCACTGTCTTTGTCTATATCAAGGAGATCAAGAAGTTTTGTTTCATTAGCATCTACAGACTTACGTAGCTGAAGAAACTTATCAGCAACTTCTTTAGGCACAGTACCAGAACGAACAGCCTGTTGTATTTGACGTACAGACATTTCTGTTAGGTTATTAAAATCTTCTGGGCTTAGTTTGTCTTTGTTTTTTTCTATTACTTCTTTTAATTCTCTAACATATTTTTGTACTTCTATGTCTGCACCTTCTGCAAATCTTTGTTTGCGAAGATAAGAATTAAATAGTTCATCTGGTAGTCCAGCTTTACTGGTAAACAAACGACCAAGTTTTGTATTTACCTTACCCATTTTTTCAATAAGGCCAGTACGTTGTACGTATCCACCACTTGGTGTAGGAATTATCTTTGTTTTCTTTGCCTCTACCTTTGATGTGTTTTCAATAGGTGTGTCAACCTTATCTTTCTTTAGTGCTTTTACTTTAGAAAATAATTTACGACCACCAAACTTTAGTGCAAGAATTGCAGGTGCTGCCGCAGCAGTTATAATACCACCAGCAATAGCACTTTCAATTAATTGTTTCAGTTTCTTTTCCGCAAGTTCGTCATCAGGATCAATAGCAAGCGCACCAATATACTCTTCTGATTCTGGAACAAGTTGAATAAAATCATTTGTAATTTGTTCATCACGATCACGGACAAGCACATCAGCAAGAACACCATCAGTAGCAAGCTTACCAAACTTACCTAGTTTTGTTGTAGGTTGTGCTATACCTTTTGTTGCCGCACCTATTCCACGAGTTGCTATACCAAACTCAAGAATATCTGCAGCAACATCTTCGGCTGTACTTAATTTACTAGGAGATACTGTTTCTTTAGCAGCTTCAGAAATTGCACGACCTGCAGATGTTTCTTGAAGTTTATTATCTACATACTTTGTTGCTTCTGAAATAGCATTACGAAACTTCTTACCACCTTTACCAGCAGTAAGCAAATCAATATTAAGTTCTGTTAAATCAAGCGCAGCTTCTCCTAGACCAGCAGCAGCTTTGCTAATGATCTTACCCGGATCAAAAACTGTTTCTCTGTTTTTATATTCCTGAAGTTTTTTCTTATCTTCAGGACTTAGAGAAAAGAAACTTTCAGCCATTAATCTTCATATTCCTCTGAAATCATGGAAAGGATTCCACCGCTTTTCTTTATTTGTATTGTACTACCTTCAGGTACTTCGTTATTACTATCTGCATCATTACCACCAGTTCTAGACTGAATACGTTCTCTAATATTTTTTTGAAGATCTAAAGGATCTGTGTAGTTTTGAAGTTGTTCTTCAAGGAATCTAGCTCTACTAAGTGCTTCATCTGCTGATAAAGGTTTGCCTTCACTATTTACATATCTATTATTAACTTCATCATATCTAAAACCAAGTTGAGAATCTATCATATCTTGAATCTTTTTTGCTTCAGTTAAATCTATATTCTTAGTTTTCATTAGATCTGCAATAGAATCATAATACAACTCTGCTTCTTTTAACTTAGCTTCTTCTATACTAATACGACCTTCTGCCAACTGCTGTTCAATTTCATATTCAGCCGACACAAGGTCTGGTCTACGTTCACCTGCAAACTCACTTGCCTCTGCAAGCTGTGCGCCTACCCCTGCTCCCGGTGTGGCCTGTGCATAACCAAGTAAAAGATCTGAAATATAATTAATAGGACTACGCTGCTTTTCTAATTCTTCCATTTTCTTAGCAGCAGCTTCCTGTTGACGTTTAAATAATTCTTCTTTTTCTGTTGTAATATTTTTCTGTCCTTGTAATAAACTACCTAAAGCAGAAATAAAAGTTGCTTTACTTAAATCTTGACCTAGTGGAGATGCTTCACTGACACCAGTATCACCAATCATTCCTGCACCTTGTAGGTTTTTAATCTGACCAGATAATCCACCTTCTGATCTATAAGCAATAGAACCACCAGTATTAAAGAAACCAAATCCAGAAGGACCTGCAATCTTACCTACTGCACCAAGAATACCTGCAAGGTTCTGTGATGAAGATGGTTGAGCCATTGGCTGATACCTTGCTGTAGATTGGTAAGGATAACCATAAAGTGTAGACTGATATTGACCAAGTGTAGTATATGGATATTGTTGCTGTTGCTCAAACTCCTGACGAGCAATGTCCAAACCCGCCTGTGTCATGCCACGTTGTGCTTCACCAATACCAGACAAAGCAGTAAGTTCTGTAAGAGCCTGTTTAGGTGCAGCCTGACCCAAGGCAGCAAGGCCAGAAGCTGCAGCACGTTCACGTTCTTTCTGTGCTTCAAATGCACGAAGACCAGTTTCATAAGCAGCTTGCGAACCTTTAGTTTGAATATCACCAAGCTGTTGTTGTAAGTTACGTAGTTGTTCTGCTTCAAGAATGGCCTGACGTGACCCACCATAACCGCCAGCACCAACTGCTTTAGCACGTGCTTGTTGCATAGGAACCTGCGCTTGACGTACAGCCTCACGCTTTTCTACATCTACAACGGCTTGCTGGTATGGGGACATATACTGAGTAGCCATTTGTGGTGTAAACTGTTGTGTCTGTCCTAAAGTTAAAGCAGCAGACGGAGCAAAGTACTGTTGACCTGCACCAACCAAACCTGCAATGCCTTGCATAGCTGCCAGTTCGTCAGGGCTAAACCCTGCAATCTGTGGACCTGCATAGGTTTGGTAACCCAATCCTTTTTTCTGTTCATAAATTTCTTTTGCTTCTTTAAGAACATCTTTTAGACCAGATTTATAATCCTCTGGCACATCGTATTGTGGGTCTGCCATTATGTTAACTCCTTAATTATTTTGTCCCCATTAATCTGGTTCATTTGTTTTCCTGTTCCATTTGCTTTATGTCTAACATCCTGCATAAACTTATCTAGTTTTTCTGCACCTGCATCAGACGAACCATTACCAAGTTCGGACACAACATCTGCAGCAATTACATATTCATCACGGCTTAAACGAGCCTTTTTAATTTGTGGATCACCATCAACTTTAAATTCTATTTCATCTGACATTCCGTCACCTTTACCGTCAACCATTCCTTCAAAGTATTTACCTGCACTAGAAGGCTGTTTCCCGGCTGATAGAAGCGCAAGGAGGCCACCTTGGTTCATCATAGGCATCTGAGGCTGTTCCATTTGTTGTGGCTGTTGTGGAGCCATCTGCATAGATTGCTGCTGCATTAGCTGTTCTTCCATAGCCATTTCTTCTTCTTCCATGTCATCAGCGTTATAATCAGCAAGTTTATTACGACCAAAGTTTATAAGTTCCTGCATGGCTTGCTTACCAGATATATCTTGATTTAATAAACCTGCTATACCTTCAAAAGAATCTTGAAGATTAAACGCTTCTGGTAAACCAGTCTTAGGATTGATTGTAAGTTTACCCATACGCTGAAGTAAATTCATTTCTGGTTTTGACATATGTACAAGTTCAGAATCTCCTTGCCTACCTTTTAATGCAAGAAGACTAGAAATACCTGACATAGGTGCTTGTCTATTAATGTAATAAGCCATTATGCTGATACCTTATTTGGAGACATATAATTTGACTGTGCTTTAGTCATATCTGCCTGAAAATTACTACTCTTATTATACAATGAATTAAGGTTTAATGCCATACCTTGGACTGTTTTTGTTCCAAAATAGTCATTGGTTTGTACGACACCACTATTAATATTGGTAACATAGGTGCTGTTATTTATTAAATCAAAGTATTGTTGTCTGTTCATTAGTTAAAATCCACCCATCCAGTTCCGCTAACATAGCCTCTAAACTTACCTGCACTTGCAGCAAATACAATATCACCGTTAGCAGGTCTACCTATTGATGCTACAGTTACCACTGTTAATACTTTACTTGCAGGTTTATTATCTATCTGATTATCTCTTGTGTCTAATTCATAACCTAATAAATCTGCAAACTGTCTTATTTCCCTGTACAGTTCTTCTGAAGACATACCACTAGTCATTCTATAAACAGGAAGTTTAGGATAGTTAGCCATTATCTTTTACCGTCCGGCTGGATATTAGCACGAACCGCACCCCAACGCCAAGAACTATCTGAACTTGCAGACACAATAATCTTAGCCTGTCTTCCTCTACCACGTAAATCAATCTTCTTAGTAGATTGTTGTACAGTGTATGGTCCTTTTGTTATAATTGCACTATTAGGATATTCTTGGAACTGTAATGTTAATTCTATTGAACCGTTATTTGTAATAGTATAATCTGGAATAATTCTATCTACAAATAAAATTTCATTACCATCATCAATCTCAAACTCTGCAGATTCTAAGTATGATGGTAGTATCTTACCATCGCCTTTGTATTCGTCTTTAGGTTCATTGTTCCATACATATCTATCAGCAGTAGCAGACACACGACCAGTGGCTATTGTATTTTCATACACACTGTGGTCTGCATATGTTGAATAGAAGCTAGTACCAAATGCCCAATGGTTTTCTTTATAGTTATAGATAATATAGCTATCAGGTTCTGTTGCAAACTCAGAACAGTACAACCAAATAATTTCATTAAACTCAGAGTTAGTTCCTGCAAATACTTTATCTTTATTTACTTCATTAAAGCTTTCATATAGATACCTACGTACAGTACAATCCAAGTTTCTTACACGTCCGTCAAAAGCATAGAAGTTATTTTCACCCATCCAGTATGCAATGCCATCCACATCAACTGCAGCGTGTGGCGCAATTAGGCCACAATTAGTACCCACTTGCTGGAAGTTAAATATAAAAGGTGGACCAACAAACTGCTGTGTATACATAGCATTGTCAGTCCAAATGTTAATAGCATTACGTGAACGAATAGCACCACGTATTTCTGTACCACCTGTAAGGATTACTTCACCTGATGTAGAAGAAATAGAAGGTGTCCAGTTGTTAAAGTTTTCTTGGTCTGACCAACGAACCAACATTGGATTATAATCGCCAGTACCAAACTCATTAGAGCCAAAAGCAATAAGGTGTCTATCATTAGGTGACACACGAATATAATTGTTTACTGAAGGTGCTGCAGAAACAACAACTGCACGTTCTGGTGTAATAGAGGCATCTACATCCAAGTAGAATATCTTACCACCACGGCGACAGGCCACCATGTCTTCACCCCAATTATCCAATGACCATTGTGAGTTCTTAAATGTAATAGCACCTGTAGCAGCTGGACGGTTCCATGCTCTTGCACCAGTTGTACTTACACCTGCATTATATGTACCTGCACCATAACCAGTACCCTGAACAGGTACAGTATTTTCTACAGGAAGAATAAATTCTATGTCTGCAGTACCACCATCAGTTACTGCATTTATAGCAGAAGTTGTAGCAGAGATAGTAAAGTTATTAAGACCGCCTACGGCAACTACAGAATATTCACCAGATAGAAGTATGCCACTATTACCAATACTAGTTGCAGAAGTAATATAAATACGGTCATTGACAGACACCCCATGGTTTGTTATACTAATACTTACAAGAGGAGAATTTAATTGTGTATTCATTACACTTGTAAGTGTAGCTGCAGACACAAAAGGAGTACTATCATATAGTTGATTTGAATCTACTACATACAGAAACTTTTCTGTACCAAATGACATAAGCTTCTTAGTATCATTATCTGACCAAGTAATTAGGTCACGAGCAATACCAGTAAACGGAGTATCGTTTACAGCCTTTTCATAGCCACGAAGATTTTCAGGCTTTCCATCACGAAAGCGAACTCTGTTGCCATCATACCATTTGCCTTCTTCCGCATACTGTGTAGATTCTCTGTGAAACCCCGGTACGAACTCAAGTTTGGCAAGCTTTCCTGAAGTAGAAGCCATGTCTTACCTTGTAAAGTTTTGGATTGCTGCTGCGTCAATAAATGCAGTTGTTACCGTTACGGCTGCTGTTACTGTCGTAGCTACACTACGAACACTGTATACCAGCATATCAACTGCAGAAATAGATGTTGTAATTGTTGGAACTGTACCACTTACAAACTTAAAGTCATTTGCATATGATAGTGTTTTACCGCCTAATGTCTGTTCTTGGATAACATAAATAATACCTTGTTGTCCTACTTTAATATTATCTGGTTGACGTAGCGTACTATCTGCGCTAAGATACACAATAAAGTTATTACCTGCAGTCATGTCAACAGCAAAGATACTAGTATCAGAAACAGCAACAGTAACAAGAGGTGAATATGTTTGACCAGTAATAATATTTTCAGAAGCTATAGTATTAGTATAACCAGCACTTGTATTTACATAACGAATGTCTGTGGTAGACAAAGCCATCAGTGCAGGGTTTACTACTGAAGTATTAGAAATAAATGTACTTACACCAGTTGCAGTAACAGATGTTACAGGGTCAACCGTTGTGGTTTCAATTTCACCAATGCTTGTAATTACACTACGTGTTGCCGCACCCGCTGAACCACCGGGAATACCAAGACCTGCAGTATCAATACCACGTACATTAGTACCGTCAGTAGTAATAAGGAATGTGCTAGTTCCTGTTGTTGTGGTAGGAACTACAAAGCCTGTTGCAGTTGCACCAGTATTCATAATACGAACAGTACCAGTAGCAGAGGACTGTGTAATCTTATTATGAACTACGTATGTTTTGGAAACTGCAGGAAGGACAATGTTAGCGGCTGATGCACTAACTACGTAGCCTTGTAATTCAAGAGTTGCTGCACGTGCTTCATCTGCAGAACCGTTGTTAGTTGTTAGTGTATTATCATTTACAATCTGTGTGCCTGATGTGCCAATAGTTACATAAGCACCAACAGCGTCATCAAGCAAGTCAATGACGTTCTGGTTTAGGATGTCACCCCATGAGTTGGGATTTTCACCGTCTGCCTGTTTTTCTATTCGTATTCTGGTGGTATAACTTGAAGGCATATCTTAGTTCCTATTCTTAAACTGTTGCTACTATTATATACTAATTACGTCTGTCAGACAATATACGGTCTAATTTATCTTCTACACGGTGCAAGGCTTCCATAACCCTATCCATATCTTCCTTTAGTTCACCACGTGTTGCATAGTCTTCTCTTGTTCTGTTAAGAAGAATCTCAAGACGCTTTACTTCTTTGGTAGTATTATTAGCCCACCAACCAAAAGCACTGGCAATTACCATTAAAAGAATATCTATAAGGTTATTCATTTCCATTAAAAGTCCTCTAGTTCAGGCCAGTTATTAATAGGTGCAGCTTTTTCACCTTCTGCCACTTCCATCAAAGCTTTTAGTTCGTCAATACTTATTGTCTTATCAATGAGTTGTTCTATTTCATTTGATTTAGCACGTACTGCTCTACGATAGTTTTTAATATTAGTAGGACAATTTGTACCTTCTTCTACTTCACGTGTGACATACCAATCAGTAGAACTAAGAAGACTACCTGCAGTTTGTTTTGTTTTGGCAATTTCACCAGCTTTAAGTTCTGCCAAGTCACGTGGAATAAGATTACCATCCAAGTCTCTACCAAAGTAAAAACGTCCATCGTGTGGTGCAGGTGGTTCTTCCCACACTAAACCTTTAGATGCTTTAGTTTCAGCAGACCAACGCACCCATGAAGAAGGATGCTGGATACCATAGTCATCCTGCCATGCTCTTCCTTCTTTAATAATTCTTGCTTTATATTTCCAAGGCATATTTATATTCTCCTATCGTGCATTGGCGTATTTAAAAGGTTGTTCGGCAAAGGCGATGTAAATGTAACTGCCGCCTGATGCGTTAGTTTCACCATAAGTAGCATTACGAACCTTAAAGCCATTGCTTAAAAAATCTACATGAAGCAAGTTTGATGTGTATTCAGCATTATTTAAATTAGGCCATAATACATATTGCATCTGATTGTATGTGTCCCTTTTATCATCGTAAAGAACCCATCCTGCCGTGCTATCTGTTCTTTTTATTATAACAAACGCTGGCCTAAACCCTGTGTAATTAAAGGGGCCATTTGTAGAATTGTTGCCGACATATTTGCCGACCCTGCTGTAGCCATCAACACTGTGGAAACACCACATAATATGATTTGACCCACTTTCATTTATCCTGTCTTGTGTCTCAAGATAAATCAAACTATTATCAGGTGCCTGTTGCTGATAAACGTCATTGCTTCTTTCTGCATTTGTCAGGTTCAGGAAGATGTCTTTTGTGTAGCCAATGTCTTTATGGTAAACCAGCCAGTCTCTTGCGTTGGTGCGGTTGCGGCAGATAAACATCTCCGGCGCACTAGATAAGCCATGAGCCACTGTTCCATTAGAACCTGTGCCAGCATAGCCAAGAATACTAAACCCAGAAGTTGTATTAGTAGACAAACCTGTTAATGGAATAGTACCATCACTAATAGGTGATGCAGCTATTGAGGCATAGCCTGTACCATCTATATTAAATGTATTAGCTTTACCACCTGCTTTCCAAGTCCAAGCTACCATTTTATCATTTAAACCATTTGTTACATTAGCAGTCCCAACTGTAAATCCATCATAGTCAAATGATGAAAAATACGTTGATGTGCTATCAAGTTCAACGTCAGTGTTATTAGAAGACAAAACCTTACCAGCACCTCTAACGCTATCTCCAAGCATATGCGATGCAACATCAGTTCGGTTCTTCCACCATACAAAATCAGGACCAGTTATACCTTCTACTGGAATATTGTCATTTACCAAAGCAAGGTAGCCAGTAGGTGGTGTATCATAAAATTTTCCATAGCCATTACCGTCTGCTGCTCCTGCACTACCACTTGTTTTAAAACCTGAAAATGTATCGTCTTGTCCAAAGTTAGCTATGTGAAAACAGTTTGATTCAGATGCTATAGCAAATCTGAATGGGCCTTGTATTCCACTAAAAGCAGGAATACCAGAGTTTTGAACTGTTCCATTTTTACTAAAAGATATGTTTCCATTATCTGCATCAATTAAAACACCAATTACATCACCAGAACCATCTGCGGCAGTTGTATAGCTATCTCCATAAGTTGTATACGTTGCGTTATTTACTTTACGTCCATCAACATAATATCCATAAGTGTAACTATCTTGCCCCATATATCTATTTGTACTAGGAATTGTTCTACCAGCAATAACACCTACACCACTGTTACCTGCATCTAATAAAAACTCCGCATACCATTTACCACTAGTCATTTCAAAAGTTGAATATGCTTGAGCAAAAGAAGTGCTTGTTCTTTCTGCTTTTAAGTTACCTTCTGATAAAGTAAGTGTTGTTCCAGAAGGTCTGTTAGGGTCAAATGTAGCAAAGTTTTGTGTAGGACTATCACCCATCTGGTCAGTTGTTGCTACGTTAGTTGCACTAAAGTTGTTAGCATTACCTGAACTATCTGTACCCAATGCAGTAGCAGTTGAGTTGTCAGAAAAGTCAAGATAGAAACCATTAGTACCAAATGTTAAACCTGATACAGCTTTTGGAATCCAATAACCATTAGAACCGTATTGACCAAAATATGTTGGGTCTAAAGCAGTACCATCAATAAAATACATTTCTGCCATATAGCCATCCCAATAGGATGCATATCTCTGTGCTCCAATTTTGTGAACTACTGTATTATTAATATTTGTATCTAAATTTAAAGATGGGTTTGTTCTAGATGCAAAAGATGTTTCCTCAACACCATCAATATAAATTTTTATTCTATCATCAGCCGTGGCGTTTGTAGTATCTACAGCAACTAAGATATGATACCATGTTGAAGAACTTTTTAATGTTCTATTGGTAGTAAGTTGCGAATCACTGCCTCCACCATTTTCAAGTACAACCTGCAACTTGCCAGTATTATCAAGTCTGATTACCGTATCTGGCGCACTTGTTCCTGCATTAAAAATAGGAGGATAATTTGTAGCTGCTGGATTTGGTTTTATCCAAGTAGAAAGTGTAAATGTTTTACGATTACCAGCAGATGCAGGTGTGCGGCTTAAATAAGCACTATCATCATCATTAAATCTAATACTATTAGCAACAGTAGTAACATCTATAGGATGCTGTGCGCCACCTGAACCAATGTGTTGTGTTGCTCCAGTACCTGTATATAGGATAGTTTCAAAGTAATTGTCAGACTGTTGGCCTGAAGCTAGTTGAGGACCAATAGCTGGTGCTGGCAGGTTGGCTGAACACATCGCCAAGAAGCCGGATGGCACAGAATACTTAAAATCACCGTAGCCGTTGGCATCACTGTTGCCGCCAGCAGTTGTGTTTCCAGCAAACGTGCTATCCTGACCAGTGTTCAAAACAGCAGACCCATTGTAGTTCAAATAATGTGGTGATTTAAAATCATCTTCATAATCAGATGCAGTGTAGGTTGCTGATGGATTTGAATCATTTGCTGGGTCACCAGCACCAGCACCTATATTTATCCATTCTCCATTAATTGACCACCATAACTTGCCATTATCAAAATCAGCGGCACAACCAATTACATCGCCTGTTGTTGGTGCTGTTCCACCAGACCATAAAGTTGACCATGCGTATTGTGTTCCAAAGCTTGCCTGACCAAATGTTGAAATAAAACCATTTGAAGTACTAAAATCTCCAAAATTTGCTAGGTCTGTAGATTCGGTTCCAGCACCTGTAAAGGCTTCATATCTATTTGCCTTTGTCCAACCAACTTGCCAAGATGGATAGCCAGCATCAGTGATATAGAACTCAGTGTACCACTTGCCACCAAGCACAGACATATTGCCCATAACTTGACGGTAAATGCTTGAGCCGCCAGTTGCTTTCATATTGCCTTCAGAAAGCGTCATTGTCCCTTGCGCCGCACCTGTTGGCTGTAACACGTTCCAAGTAGCAAAGTTATTAGTCGGACTATCCGGCACTTGGTCACTAGTAGCAAAATTATTTACTGTTGTAAAATTATTTCCATTACCGCTAGAATCTGTACCTAATGCTGAAGCAGTAGAGTTATCAGAAAATGTTAAATAAAATCCATTATTACCATATGAAATTGATTGAGCAGAAATATCTTTAGGAACCCATATGCCGTTAATAAACTCACCAAAAGTGTTTGCATCATACATTGTGCCATCAACATAAACCATATCAGCAACATAAAAACTTCCATAATATGTTGAACTGTCTGGATTATGAAATATAAAGTTTTGACCACTAGCTTCGTTAATTTCCATATTGTAATTTAATGGAAGGTCATTCCCAGAACCACCAGAACGTGCTTGTGTATCAACACCATTTATATATATTTTATATCTTTCATAGACATAAGATTGAGTAGTATCTACAGCAACTACTATATGATACCAAGCACTTACATCTCTAAATATAATTCCACCACCTGCCGCAGATTGGGTGTTAAAGTTATAATCAACAAATCCAGAACGGTTATCACAAATATAAACATATAGGTAATCCCCACTAAAATATATATTTACAAAGTTAGACGCACCATTCCAGCTTGAAAAAATAGTGCCAGCATCACTTAACTCTGTGCGTTTAATCCAGCATGACATTGTGAATTTTTGTGCGCTACCAGCTACAGTATTTTGATACATACGTTGGCTTTTAGAATCATCAACACGTAAAGATTGGTTAATACTTGTAGGATATACTACAGTACCGCCACCACCTGCAGAGGTAGCACCAGATGAAAACCAAAATGGACTATTAGTCAAACTCATTTATATAACTCCTATGCGAAAGCTTTCGTAGCTGCGCCTAAATAAATAGTACCTGTAACTTCTACAAAATAAGGAACAACATCTACTGCATCTGCCGCAGTTGACAATGTAATACCTGAACCACCTGCTGTTTTATATTCAGAACCAAGTGAAAGCAATCTAGTTCCTGTTGCATCCTGTTTAAATACAAACACACCTGCCATGCCACCTACTTCTGTAGTAGGGTTATTAAGAGTTAAGTCTCCTGTAAGTGTCCAAACAAAACTATTATAAGTACTAAAGTCAGGTGTATTAGCACCAGTAAGAGATGCCGTATGTACAGCATTTACTATATTACCAGTTAATGTGCCGCCAGACAAGGGCAAATGATTAGCAATTGAAGTTGCCAGTGTACTAGATACTGTACCAATTACACTATTAATAGATGTAATGGCATTTGTATTCGTAGTAATATTTGTATTGCTATTGTCAATGCTTGTTGCCATAGTAGCTGACAAAGCAGTAATAACATTATTAATAGATGTTGTTACATTATTAATAGAAGTAATAGCATTAGTATTGGTAGTAATATTAGTGTTACTATTGTCAATAGACGTAGCCATTGTAGCTGACAATGCAGCAATAGTAGCTGATGAAGGAACACCAGATACTGATATTACACGGCTTGCATTAATATTAATTCCTGAACCTGCAGTATAGACAAGAGCAGAACTAAACTGTATAAAGGTAATATTAGTTGTACCAAAAGTAATTGTACCTATTGTATTACATACATAAGCCTCACCTGCACCTGTATCACCTTCTTGAACATAGAAGTAAGAACCTTCGTCAAGACCACTATTAGTTCCCGGTGCGTAGTTATCTGCATCTGTTGCACGAGTAAGTACCCAATTAGTAGAACCAGAACCTACATCAGTAACTGTATACACACCATTTTGTGTAGCATCTGTTTGTTCATATACAAGCACACGGTCAGATGTATTAAGAGTTACACCGTCAATAACCAATGCTTCTTGAGTACCTGCATTAGTAAGTGTAGCACCTACACCTGCAGTACCATTATTATAAGTAGCATTAAGATTAATAGGTGATTCTACACGAACTGCATCATGGAAGTGAATAGCTGCTGCAGTAAGGTTATCTACATATTGCTTTGTTGCGGCTTCAAGGTTTGCAGAAGGATTACCCGGCAGTGTAATTGCACCAGTCATAGTACCACCTGCAAGTGGTAAATGATTACCAATAGATGTTGCTAGTGTAGCCGAT